CGCTGGGCAGCACCGCCACCGATGCCGCGCTCTCCGCCGCGCAGGGCAAGGCGTTAAACGATGCGATTGCTGCGCTTAATGCGCTGCTGACGGGCTACACCGCAAACAGCTATTGCCCCAGCGGGCAAATCGGGCTGTTTGCAACGGACTACGCCCCTACTGGCTGGCTCAAAGCCAACGGCGCGGTGTTGTCGCGCACGGTGTATACCAATCTGTTTGCCGCGATTGGCACGCGCTTTGGCGCAGGCGACGGGCACAGCACGTTTAACCTGCCCGATTTG